ACCAACAACATCCTCCAACGGATGATTTCAATTTTCATCCAAAACATGCCAATTACTAGGGTTTTTTCTAACTCTACAGATTGGGAGGACTGGAACAATGCAGAGACTTCAGAGCAGTTTATCAAGTATATTTGGAGACAGTTTGAGCTGGAGCAAAAACTAGGTAGCTGGGTAAAGCATGCAGCTATCTTTGGTCCGGCTTGGATCTCTGTTGATTGGGATGCAAACGCAGGTGGAGTCATGTCTATGGACTCATCAGAGAGTGATGAGCCAAAGAAATACTTCAAAGGTGACTTCAAGATAAAGGTTGATGATCCATTTAAATACAATGTCCGTCCAGGGATTGATCGATTCGAGGACATGTACGATTACGCAAGAAGTGAGATCATGTCTCGCTCTGCAATTGAGACTCTTTACGGACCTATCACTGGAGACGCGCCATCTCCAAACATGTACCGAACTCAAACTCGGTACGGTGTAAACAGTAACAATGATCCAGACGCAATCCTAGTTAACCACTATTACCATAAGCCCACCTCATGGTTTGAGAAGGGTCTTTATGTTTGTTGGACTGGGAAAAATATTCTAAAGGCCTCTGACTTCCCGTACGACGATAACGAGTTTCCAGCTGAATACCTTGGGTTTGATATCCCACCGATGCAGTTTTACGGCATGTCTACAATTGAGCAGGTGATGGACCTTCAAGAGCAGCTAAACAAAGCTGCGTCTATGATCATCGAGGCCAGAAACCTCATTGCTAGGCCAAGGGTGCTTGTTAGCCATGAGGCTCAAGTACCAGTTCAAAGCCTATCTGATAGGCCTGGAGAGGTATTACGATACAAGCAAGCTGGAGGAGCTCCACGGTTTGAAACTCCTAGCTTCAACTTTGGTGAGCTCAGTGCGCACAAAGCTGATGTTAGGAATGCTCTATCAAGTGTCACTGGCATTACTACTGCTAGCCGCGGGGAAATCCCTGCAGCTGCAAGGACTGCGTTGGCACTACAGCTTGTTTTAGAGCAGGATAGGTCCCAGTATTTGCCCTTCATTAAGTCCTTCCATAACGGCATTCTAAGAGTCACTAAAAAGATTCTAGCTAGAGCTGCTCAATTTATCCCTCAAGATGATCCAAGAGCCATTAAGATTGATAGGTGGGGGAGCTCTAAGTTGTTCCATGGTGGAATGGTGCCAAGTCCTCTTGATATGTACCTTGAGGACACAAATCCTCTTGGTTGGACTGCTACAGGCAGGATTGAGGGAGTTGGGCATCTAGCTCAACTTGGAGTGATCAAAGACCCTAACCGAATCCTAGAGATGATTGGCTTAACCAATGTGGACCCTGCTTTTGATAGCATTAAGATCAACAAGCAAGCTGCGCAGATGGAGATTGAGCGTCTAAACAAGGGCGAAATGATTGGTGTAGGCCCAGAGGATGACGACGCTGCTCATTTGGATGAGCACATTAAAATCCCTCAATCGTTTGCGTTTAGACAAATGCCCAAAATTGTGCAAGAGGCTCACTTGCGACATATTGATTCACACAAAAACCGTTTAACTGGAGGTAATCAGCCCCCTGCTCAAGCCCCACAGGGTAAAGTGATGTCAGGAGTTAATCCAGCGGAGCTCGCCTCTGGGGCTGCGCTTGCAATTCCTGGAAATAACATGAACACTTTATTAAGCAAGCCAGGATAACATATCCGCTTGAAGGGGCAGGGAGGCTCATGGAATGAGCAGACACGTTTATGGAAAACAGCCCTGCCCCAGTTGTGAAGAAAAGCTTTTAGGATGCCATCCAAAGCTTCGCGACGTGTTTAACTACATGAGAGAGATTGACTGGATGGCTCATTGCTCTTGGGGGTATAGGGGCAAGAAAGATCAGGATGAGTTTTTTAGGACTGGAAGGTCTCAAAAGAAATATCCAGAGTCTAAACACAACAAGACGACACAAGATGGCAGGCCCTGCAGTGAGGCCATTGACGTTTTCTTTCTAGAGACGCCTGGAACAGCTACTTTTCGCCAAGAATATTATGAGATGATTTGGGAAGAACTCCCCCAAGAGATGAAAGACAAGCTTCGATGGGGCCGCGCTTGGGGAGACACTAACCATTTTGAGTTGAAGACTACTTTGCAAAGTAGTCCTTCTGGGGAGTGATTTGAACAGGGGCATAGACTGACATGGTGTCAGGGTGCTCAACTCTAAGAGTTGGGAGCCAGTTAGCCCAAGACATCAGAGCTGCTTTACCTGCTCGCTCAAGCCTTTCAGTTTGGATGTCTTCGGCCATGTAATCAGCTATTTTCTCAAGGATTTGTAAATATTTCAGTTGAGCTCTTTCTTCTCCCATTGAGCTCACGTTTTTAATGTAAGCCTTTTGAAACCTTGGGATCAAGTGCCCATAGGTTTCGCTTTGTTGAATGACTTGTTCGTATTGCTCAATCCTATCCGAAAGAGGACTAGCTTGGGCTTGCGAAATTTTAACAAATGCCAACATAATTAATATTAAGTACTTCATTCTTCTAGTATCTCATAACTGTAGGAAGTTGAAATTGTGTCAAAGATGACACTTTAAACAGGAGATAAATAAATGGAATTATTAAAAAAAGAAGTAGCAGTGACCAAGGAATTCAGTGAGCTCTGGGACGGGCTAGCTGAGATTGTTAAGGCTGCTAAAGTAGCCCTTGCTGATGGCTTCCAGCCCGGACAGGACTTGCCTGTTATTGCTGCTCAAGCGTTTGGGAGCCTCACCAAAGCGATTGGTGGACTTGACCAATTGGACGAGGAAGCTAAAGGCGCAACTGGGGCGTTTGTCCGCGGGGGCCTCTTAGGTGCTGCAGACGTGCTCGAAGCTGCGTTAGCAAAGAAGGAATAGTGTTGTGGTGGAGGCAATAGAACTCATCAAGAACGCACTAAGCTTCTTTGCCTCACCGACAGGGGCTTCCTTGGCGTGGATCTTATTTATCGTAAGTGAAGCGCTAGGGAGCATCCAAGCTATTAAGACTAACGCAATCTATCAAGCTCTAGCATCGGTTATACGGTTCTTATACCTAAAGTTAAGGGGTAAGCTGCCATGAGTTCATTGCTTGCGTTTCTAGGGGCAATTCCGCGCATCTGGGCAGCGATAGAGAAGCTAGCAAAGGTTTGGGAAGAGAAGAAACTGAACGACTACTTGAATGAGGTTGATAAAACACTCGATGGACTCGAAAAAGCAAAGACCACAGAAGAACGCATTGCCGCTGCGCGTAGTATTATTAAGCTCATTCGCAGCTCTCGTCCTTAGTTCATGCGGGGGATCAGGCCCTATTGTCTCCCCATGCATCATCGAGGCAGGTGAAAACCCGCGTGGTATCTGCGTCTCAGGTGACACAAATGACGCATACTTTAAAAGTATAGACGAGATGGAAAACTATGTTTGTCTATCCCCTGATGACTTCAAGAAGATTCTTCGCGCTCTCCGGCTTCCTCGAACAGTCTACAATTACGTTTTGCAACGGTACAACTATCTCTATGCGTCAAAGCGCATGACTAGTCAGTTTTAGTTTTTAAAGACGACTAGGCTCATCACTCAACCTGAGCCCTAGCCAGCACGACGCACAAATCCACATCTTCAAATCCTTCACTGTCTTTTGTGACATAGACGGACGATGAAACCACACGCCAACTCTCTTGCTCTAAGAGCTGGTTAATCTGTTTTTCAGTGGCGCAGTAAATAACTTTTATTTCAGAATCTCTCATTTCTCACCTTGAACCTTCCGAAACACCTTCGCAGCCTGGATCGCCATCCTCGCCATCTTTTCAAACTCGATCTCTGGGACACTCGGCCTATGGGCAACGTCTCGGATGTAAGCTCCGGCTGCGGAGGCGAAGATCGAGTCTTCCAGCGCATCAGTGGCTTCTATCGACACTGGAAGGGGATCTCTAGCCTTTGGGTATTGGACACCTTTTGGATGGTCATGTTTTTTGGTCATTTTTTTCTAGCCTCTAAAACCGTAACAGTATTTTTCAATAGTTTAATAAAATCATCAGTGGTTAGTTTGATGTTGGTTTTAATGAAATCTCTATCAGTGAGTAGCTCTACATAAGATCCTGACATGAATAGGTCGATGGAGTTTTTTTTGAATGCAAGCTCAGTAGTCAAGTTTTCGGATTCAATACCTAGGAATAGTTTTTTATTTACAACACTCGGATGAAGCGTTGGCAATTCGTGCTTATTATTAGTGCGTTTTTTGGTCATAATTTTACCTTAAATTACAATTCTATATAATCTAACTTTTCAAATCTATTTGTAGGCTTTTTTCTAAAGTCCGTCATATCTCGATTACCTTTACCTATATTGCACGGTTCGCACAGCACTTGTAGATTAGAAAAATCTAAGGCTAGAAGTGGGTATAGAGATCGTGGCTTGATATGGTCAACATGAAAGATTGTGTTTAGAGAAGAAGCACCACAACACATGCAGGTCCTTCCATAGACAGTCAAAGCTTTGTACCGCAGAGCTAGCCATGCATCTGATCGATGGAATGGGTCTCCTCCTGAATACTGGTTCCTTATTTTAACGAGTTGTTTCATCTTTTTTTTTGCTTCAGCTTTTTTTGTTTTAATACTCTTTGACATATAATTCCTTTGTTTAAGATTTAGGACGTAGTCGCCCCCTTCTGAGACCACCATTCCTTGGAATGCAGCTTAGCGAATTTTAACTCTGTTCCCTTTTCCTGCGTTGAACTTGTCTCGCTCCATCCCCATTCCTGGATGCCGCATACCAGAATCAAGACCTATCGCTTACGCACAAAAATAATAATTTTGGTGCGGAGGTGTCCCCTGGTCTAACTGACGACTCACAAGGATTTGAGTGAAGCGCATGAACTCTCGCTCAGACGCAGTTCACAATCCTTTCACAATCCCTCAGTGGATTGCATGGCTGGGTGCCACGGTTGCCGCAGCTATATCGATGATGGTCTATATCGCTTCCACTTACGAAACGAAGGAACACCAAAAAGAGAATCGTGATCAGATCGAGCGCCGGCTTGAGCGCATGGAAAACAAGCTTGACCATTTGATTGCGCGAGAAGCTAAGTAGATAGGTGATCCACACAATCGTTTTGCCAATCACTCCAGTCGTAAAGGGCCGACCACGCTTAAGCGGTAGAGTAGTATTCACTCCTGTAAAGACCAGACAGTTTGAGAATCACTGCAAATGGCTACTAAGAAGCCACTACAAGGGATCTCCTATTACTGGCGCAGTAGCGTGCAAGATTGTATTTGCGCTCAAGAAACCAAAGACCTCAAAGCGCACCTACCCAGACGGACATGTGGGGGATCTAGATAACTTTGTAAAAGCTGTATGCGATGCCGCGAATGGTATCTTATGGGTGGACGATTGCCAAATAGTTGACCTACATTGTTTTAAAGTTTACGCCGACGCGCCGTCGATCACGGTACAATTCAGAGAAATTATTTAAGTTATTATTATTTACTTTCGATATATCCTGAATTATACGCCGCGGCATGACTAATCAAGAATTATTTAAATTACTATGTGAATTGCGGTTAAAAAAACAACCTTGGTCCGAGATAACAGAGCATCTAAATAAACGACAATTATACACTCCTACCGGATTACCGTGGACGCCTTCAACGCTGGCCGCATTCATGAGTAGATTTAAAGCTGGTCAAAAACAAACAATAGAATCGAAAACGACCGACACGCCACTAGTAGATTTAATTGCAGCCCGATTGGATGAGTTGGATTTAGATCAAAAAGTGGCATTTATAAACGAAATTAAAATAGCATTACATAATAAATCCCCATTCAAATCTGAGCCTGTTGATTGCGTTGTATGGCTAAAAAAAGAAACAATTCAAGCTAACGACTACAACCCAAATAAAGTTGCACCTCCTGAAATGAGGCTTTTGGAAACGTCTATTCTTGAAGACGGATATACTCAACCAATTGTGGCATGGAAAAAGGATGAAGAGGCAATTGAGGTTGTTGATGGTTTCCATCGAAACCGAATCGGTAAAGAGTCCAAGGAAGTGTCTGAAAGAATTCATGGGTATCTTCCTGTAGTAATTATAAATGCTTCGCGCTCAGAAAAGGGAGACAGAATTGCGTCTACGATTCGACACAATAGAGCTCGAGGTAAGCACCAAGTCGGAGCGATGTCCGATATTGTTATCGAGCTAAAGCGTAGGAATTGGTCTGACCAAAAAATATCTAAGCATTTAGGGATGGAGCCAGATGAGGTTTTGAGGCTGGCACAAATCACAGGACTATCAGAGCTGTTTGCTGATAGAGAATTCAGTAAAGCATGGGAAGCAGAATCAATAAATGAAGACGATGATTTAACAGATGTAGATCAGGAGGCCCGCCTTGAAACGCATCTATCATAGATATGAAAAGTGGGAGGATTTTAGGCATGGACTCTATTGTGATCAATTATCAGAGTCTGGAATACAAGCGGCAAAAACGGTGTTATCAAATAATGAAATTTTAGATCATGCCATGTGGTTTGTATTAAATCATTGGGTTAGCTCGGCTCAAATTAATCTTTCAAATAAATCAAGAAACAGGCAAGCCTGGCTCGGCCAAGCGGCTTGTTGTTGGCTTGTGCATGCAAGTGAGAATGAAACAAAAGCGGCGTGGCATCAACTAACAGAGAATGAGCGCATACAAGCAAATGCTATTGCGGATAAATATATTTCGGAGTTTGAAAAATGCCAAAACGATATTTAGATACTGATGTACTGACAGCGAGTAAGGATAGAATTAAATTCACGTTCGATAATTTCGGTCGTATCTATGTTTCGTTTTCGGCTGGCAAGGATTCTACTGTGATGCTCCATCTCGTAATGGAGGAGGCCATAAAGCGGCGTCGAAGAGTTGGTGTGTTGCTTATTGATTTAGAGGCTCAATATAAATTGACCATAAATCATGCTTTGTCATGCTTTTCATTATATAAAGACTGGATAGACCTATTCCACGTATGCTTGCCGATGCATCTTAGAAATGCAGTATCCGTATTCGAGCCGCATTGGATTTGTTGGGACCCTGAACGGAAGTCGGATTGGGTGCGTGAATTACCAGATAATTGTATTAGCTCAGAGTCGTATTTTCCTTTTTTTGCTAATGGAATGGAGTTTGAAGAATTCGTTGTTGAATTCGGTAAGTGGTACTCACAAGGAAAACTGACCGCTTGTTTTGTTGGTATTCGGTCTGATGAAAGTCTTAACAGATTTAGAACGATAGCATCGAAAACTAAAACCAGGTTTAAAGAAAAGAATTATACTTCACTGGTTGTCGATAATGTTTACAATTCATACCCTATTTATGATTGGAGAACAGAGGATCTTTGGACATGGCAAAGTAAGAACACTCTTGCTCCGTACAACCGTCTCTATGACTACATGTACAAGGCTGGTTTGACGATCTCTCAAATGCGGATATGCCAGCCATATGGGGACGACCAAAGAAAAGGACTTTGGCTCTATCATATCATTGAGCCTGAAACATGGGCCAAACTGATTAACAGAGTCAATGGAGCGAATACAGGCGCTCTTTACGTACAAGAGTCTGGAAATATTGCAGGCTATCGAAAGATATCAAAACCCGCCAACCATACATGGAAGTCGTTTTCGGAGGTCGTGCTAGAGAGTATGCCTCCAAAAACCAAGAGACACTTCAAGGTTAAGATAGGCGTATTTCTAAAATGGTGGGGCGAGCGAGATTACAGCGATGGAATTCCGGATGAGGCCGACCCATATCTTGAGGCAAAGAGAAAGGTCCCATCTTGGCGTCGAATCTGTAAATCGCTTTTAAGGAATGACTTCTGGTGCAAGGGTCTTTCGTTTACGCAACACAAATCCGATGCATATTTAAAGTATTTAGAGTTTAAAGAAAAACAGTCGGCTAATTCTTAGTGATCGAGATTCGCTCCCCCAGCCGATCGGTCACTTGTATTGAACCAATTCAGTTTAATCGAACTCAGTGCCGTCTATAGCTTCCAGGAGGACCGTTGATTTCTTTGTGTTACCAAAATGGAAATGGGTTTTCTTCGCGAAGTCGCTGCAAGCTTCCTTCTTGCAGACTTTTACTGCCATGTACTCCGGGTCCTTGGTTCTGACATACACGCATCGCATTATTGCTGGGTTATGCGCACCATCCCTGGTGCCTGGTTGGCTCTGACTTTGAATCTGAGTTGGGCGAGTCGTCTTGGTCTGGATGGTATTGTCCACCAAATAACATTTGGACACGATTGGACATGCCAAGTAGATAACGGTCAACAATTTTGGCATCGACCTCTAGCTCAAAGTGAACCTCGCCATTGGAAAACTCACTGCTATAAATACTTAAGACGCTTCTAGAGTGTTCGGTCTTTAGTTCAAACATGAAATCATTACCACAGTGGTCTTTTAATTCCATTCTCGTTTCCAACACGACGCTCCAATCTGCTATAGAATCGGTTATTTTGTTTACTGTTGCAGACGTGTTAATTCCTGAAATCTGTTGTGTCATTGTTTCCCTTTCCTGAATCGCAGTCGCGACGGCCCTATAGTATCAAGAATATTGAGCTGTCAACCGAGAAGAATACCGGGATGAAGTGGTGAAACAGTCTTTCGAGTAAAACCGCAAGGTTTCAAGCGCAAGCATATCAGCCCTCTCGTTACCTTGGATTCCTGAGTGACCTCTAACCCATGAGATATCTATAATCGACTTAGATTGAGATATTGTTTCATCCAAAAGAAGCCATAAATCTATATTCTTAATGTCACCTTTTTTCTTCTTCCATCCCCTATTCTTCCAAGATGGCATCCACGCATTCACACCATTTACTAACAACATAGAATCGGATTTGATGTTTAAAACTCTATTGGGTTTAGATAGAGATTGAATAGCCTCTATAACGGCAAGCATTTCCATTCTGTTGTTTGTTGTCTCTAATTCAAAACCAGAAGCGGCATCTAGGGAGTTATCAACTACCCAAGCCCAAGAACCTTTACCTGGATTAGGTATGCATGCCCCATCTGTATAAACGCTTAAAACATCCATTCTTGTATTACCCTTTCAGTGAGTGTGGACCTGAGCTTCTGAGCAGAGGGAGGCCTAAGAGGTTTCTTGAACCTCCTTACTTTTCTTATGCGGGTTTGCCCCCTTAATAACTTTCTCTACCATCCCCAGTCTGGATAGGGGCTTCAAGAAGTTTACTGCATGTGGCATTTTGCGGCGGTCCCCGGCAAAGGGTTCCTTAGTAGTACGGCTCTCGGTACTAACTTCACAGCTAGTCCCTTTCCCATTCACGGGGTTTCCTATCCCCTCAGGTGATCTCCATACCAGTCCGATCCACAAAACCGTTAAGCGTGGCCCGTCGCCCCGTCGCTTTCGGTCGTCCCCACCAATCCCAAAGCAGAGTTGATATCTCTTCAGGTGTGCTAGGGTTTCCCCGAGCAGTTCCGCACTGCCATCAAGACTATAGGCTATCAACGCCAGTCCTGACTTTCTCCCTCATGGTGGTAGAGAGTGTTTGCTTCAAAAAGTATTGATTGAATTTCTTGGCCGTAGATGCCAGAGTGATTTTAATACTTTTGTTCGCAAAACAAAGTTACCCCCTTCTCAAGCAATTTGGGAAGGGGTTTTTTATTTACAGAGCCATTTTTCTGGATTAG